CCGAGTTGTTTAATTCCTTGTATATTATCACTTTGGTCTCCCAAAAAAATTTTTGCCACAAGAATATTTTGGTGTGGAATGTAAAAATTACCAAATTTCACTAAATCACCATTTTGATAAATGAACTTTTGTAGAGGGGAATAAACGGAAGTAGTTTCATCAATTAACTGAAGTAAATCTTTATCAGATGAAAAAATCATTTTATGTTCATCCGTAGATATTTGACAATAATATGCTATCAAATCGTCTGACTCATTACCATCAATTTCTATTTGTCTAACAAAAATTTCTTCTAGATATTGTTTTACCCTGTTTTTTTGAAAAAAATATGACTCGAGTTTCTCCTCCGTCATATTATTATTCCGGTTTAATTTATATGCTGGATATAAATTACGTCGAGTTTGGGAGTTATGTTTTCCATCCCAAAACACAACGACTTTGTCGTACTCGTTGTCCACGAGTTGTTTTCTAAGCGTGTTAAGAAAGTGATAGATGCCCCCAATGTGATTACCGGCAACAAATAGTTCTCGAACTCCATGGAATCCGATTTTGAATAAATTATCTCCATCTACTAATATAGTTTTCAATTAATTTTTTTTTCAAATGTTATACAAAAAATGAAATGGTTGGCTGGTATTTCCAGCCACACCATTAGTCATTCACTAACGAACTCATTAAGCATCATTAGAAGCTCTCTGGGTCTTTTTCTTCCTTCAAAGTGAAGTCACCATCACTACCAATGATTTCCTTCCAGTAATCAGAATATTCTTTCTTGTAAGTTTCAATCGATGTTTTTTCTTCAGTAGTATCTTTACCCGCAATAAATCCATGTGGTGTTACAATGATTTTGCCATCTTCATACCCCAGACCATTGATGTGGTTTTTCATTACTGAAACTTTAGTTCGACTCGCGAACTTAACCGTACGCTTATCTTTGGTTGCCGTAATTTTGGTTGTACCAGCACCTTTCTGATTTCCGAACAAAAAGACAAGGGAAGAGTTCAACCAAATAGCTTCGCCGCCTTTGGCTTTGATTTTAGGTTGCCCATACGCATTATCTGGAAGTTCAACCCAAGGTTGGTTTACAATAACTAAAGTATTTTCGAATTTTGATTCAGCTTTTCGTGAACCTGAAATTCTTTGATTGATACCCATACCAATTTTGTCGGCTAAAACTGCGGCGTTATGTTGTTTTCCCCCTTTTCCTTCATAAGTCATCTTACAGGGAACTGAACCAACTGAGTCCCAAAGAAAGAGCAAATCATATTCCAATTCACCTTTTTCTTGAGCGTCCAGAAGAGAATTAATATAATCCGTGATTTGTTCAATGTAATCAAAGTTGTTGTTGAAAATGAAAAAACCATCCCAATCAATCTCACCTGTTTCTTCATCAACAGCTTCCTCACATTGGAAGCCCATCAAACGAGAATGTTCAAAGCTCCATTTTTGTTCAGTAATAATAAAAACTGGAAGTATTTCTTTTTTTTGAGCATCAACAGCTGCTTTTATAAGAGCGGTTGTTTTACCAGTGTCAGAGTGCCCAAGGAACATATTGATGTGCCCAATAGCTGGCCCTGGTAAGCCAACCGCATCTAGGAACTCTGTCCCCAGGTCAAAAAATCTTTGGGGTTTATATTTTGCGGATGTTGAATATTTCTTCTTAAAAGAAGAGAAATCAGTTGCTTTCTTAATTGCCATTATATTTCCAAAATTCTGTTAATACTTGTAGTTTGTCACTAGCATTTGCCAACTTTTCCACCATGTTATCCATTTCCTCTAACATCTGTGGGTGTTCTCCAATACCAGCAGCATTTTCAAGATAAATCATTAATGTTGCTTCCGCCTCTAAAATCTGAGCCTCATACTTTTTTTTGAGACTGTCAATTGTTTTTTGTCTTGTTTCTTTTGTCATAAATTTTTTTACTAATAATTCTACTATAAAAAATATAGTTTATAATACATTTTTTCCTAATAATTTTTGAATAAATTCCAAATGTTTATTTTTAGTATCAAGAAGAACCTCACCTATTGTTGAGTAAATCATTTTTTCTTTATTGTAAATCAAATATCTATGAATTAAATTATGTTCTTTAATGGAAAGTTTTATAACGTCTAGCCAATCCACTTGATTATAAGACCAATGGTGTAAATGAAAACCTTGTTCTTTTGTTAAAAAAATTTCTGTATATTTTGCCGCTAGATATTTTTCAGGAAACTTTTGTCGATATCTTTTCATAATATTTTTCTTTTTTTCAGTAGAAGGTTTGTTTTTATCCTTATACCCAAGCCTATGATATTTTTCGCGATTTCTTTCCCTCTCTTTTTCAATCCATTCAGGATTTTTTTTTAATTCCTCAATTCTTTGTGAAGTATCTTTGATTGTACATTTTTTACACTTATTTAAGTGACCATCTGGCATTTTCTTATGAACATAAAATTCTTGTATTGGTAAAATATTACAACACTTAAAACACTTTTTTTCAGTAATTCCCATATAACTTTGTCATGTATTATTTTATAAATACATGACAAAGTTAAAATGGTTATTTTACCATTCTAAAATGGCAAATCTTCATCGGGTGTTGCATCTGCTTGCGGGTCCTGGTAATTCGATGAAGATGAACCACCAAAAGTTTCTGTGGAAGCTTCGTCATTACCATAAACGTATCCACCTTTATCACTGTCCCAACGCGGTGTTTCTCCACGAGCAATAGCTTCTAGGTACTCAACTGGTTTTTTCGAATATACATCTAGCCAGGTCAAGTCATCTTTCAACCAAGTATCCATGGTTGTTTTATCCTCATGAATCGCTGTGGGGTCATCATACATAATTGTAGACACTGTTGTATATGCCGCACCTTTTGGAGTCTTTTGTTTACTCAGTTCAATGATTAGGTCACGACCTTTTTCTGGGTCAGTAATATCACCTTTATTACGCCAGATAGGAATAATCTTATCAAGAATACCTTCATTCTTGTAATTGTGTTTGAAGCGCCAGAATTTTACACCATCCTCCTCGTGGTCTCGGTCAACAACTTTCACAATATAGAATTTGCGAGATTTATACTGTTTAGCAAGTTCTTTGTCCGACTCTTTTCCGGTGGACATAAGTTCTTCATAAACTTCGTTCAAAGGGGAGCGCTCGTTGTCGTTCTTTCCTGGGTCATAAAATTTTTGCCATTTACCTGCTACTTGGATTTCGTGATACCACGCTTCTTTAAATGGTGAGCTTCCATCACTTGTAGGTAGGATGCGCACACGTCGGGTGCCGGAGTTTGATTTGTCGTCAAGAATAAGCGCGAAGTATTTCTTCATGCGCTCGTCCTGAGACATTTTACCAAAGTTACCAACACCTGATTGTTGGTTTTTTTCGTACTGTGCTAGTACTGCGTCTAATGAACTCATAGAAAATTAATTTAAGTTAGTGTTTAAAAGATAGAAAATAGATTTCATATTGTCAAATAATAAAAAAGGTTGTGTTGCCACAACCTCAATTATAGTATAAAAATGATTATAAATCAAAACCTGTTAGGTAATTGATTATTATTACTTAGCTGAAATGTTTTTTTAATTTCGGCTGGACTTATATCTTCAACTTCATCTGATGTCAAAATGTATTCGTGTTTACCGGATTTTTCCCAATCATCCTTTTTGTCATCAAAAAAATCTGATAGCTTTTTGTTGAATGGTCCTGAATCTAAGGTTCTTAATGCTAACTTTTCTTCTGCAGATTTAGGTCTAAACTTTTCAATTTGCGATTCAAGGTCGTTTAATTTGTTCACTAAATTATCCATCTCGGACAATTTTGATTCCAAATTTTGAAGATAACCAAAAAGATTTTGAAAATATTCTTCTTGTTTACTTTCGATATTTTTCTGAGAAGTAACAAGTTCTGTAACGTCTAACTCTTCAGTACCACTTTCACCAGTTGCTGCTGAATCACCAATTTTTTCGACTTCAGTGTCTACCGCTAAGTCAATTTTTTGTGGAGTCCCTTGTGGTAATTCAGGTGTTGGTGCCGCAGCGGGTGCCGCAGCAGGTGCTTCCGGTTCGGGTAATCCCGGAACTAAGGGTGTAGTTTGTTCCTTAATGTAATTATTGATTTTGTGATGTCTCTCAATCTCTTTCAATATTTTTTTTTCAATGCTCATAGGATTACCCGTTTAAAAGTTGTTTAATTCCATTTGGCGTTTCGACACGAACTCTTCTGTTCGCAGTAACATCGTGTCCAGCTCTTTCGATAAGACCATCTCGCTCTCTGACAGTATAACAATCTCCTGTGTCTAAATCACAAACTTGCTTAGTTCCATCACCATTATCTTTTTCAGAAATTCTTGTGTTCTTTCCAAGATATTGGTTCAATAATGAATTGATATTCATGTTAGTATTTTCTTAATAAATATATTGAAATTGATATTAGGTACAAGTTGGCGTTACAGTATTAATCAAGTTTTGATTATTCGGTAGGGGAGTTGGT